GTTGAACGCACCCTCCTTGATCAGCGGCACGAACTGTGCCTCTTCCGGCCCCTCGATCTTGATCAGGCGGCCGTCGGAGAGATAGTGCTCGATCAGGTATAGCATGAGCCGGCCCTGCTCCTTGCGGTACCGGCGCAGGCTGTCGAATAGCGGTTGAAGGATCGTCAAGGCCGACTGCTTGCGCTGAAGGTCGAGCGCCGCGGCCTGGCCGGCAGATTGCTGCATGCCGAGGATCTCGACATTGACGCCGGACACATCGCGGAGCGACTGGTTGGCGTATTGCATCAGCTCGAACGAGCCCTGCGGGAACTGCGACACAGGCTTGGCGATGAATTTCGGGTTGGCGCCAGAAAGCGCGCCGCTCTTGAGATAGGTCACCTGGTCCTGGTGCGCCCAAGAGGACTCGCCGGCGGCATCGTTGTCGAAGAACCCGCCCCGCTCGACGGCAATGCCGCCCTTCGCGGTCGTGTTCATGATGTGCATGGTCTGCGACATCCACTTGTTCGACCAGCGCGCGGGGTCCTTCATCGCGCGCACGATGCCGAAGAAGCTGTTCTTGTTCCGGTCGCGCTTGCCGGTCATGCACTTGAAGGAGAAATGGTCCTTGCAGGGCGCGTCGCCGACCTCGAGAAGCACATTGCCGAGATAGGCCTGCCGGTAGACCTTGCGGGTGGTCTTGGTGAACTTCAGTTTAGCGCCAACCATCTTGGCCTTGGTGCTGAGCTCCTTGAACTCGTCGGCGTCGAGCGTCAGGATGGACTGCGGGTTGGTCGGGTCGAGCACCAGATAGGCCGGCACGCGCTCCCACCACTGGATGCGGACCATGGTCACGCAATCCTCGTCGCCATCGTCCTCGCCGGTGCGCTCCTCCTTGTCATAGGAGCGGTTGTTGTTGTGGTGCGGCTCCTCGCCGTCCTTCTCGCCGCCGAGCCATGTGGCGTTATAGTCGCTGTCCTCGAACGGGCGATCTGGATCACCGGGGCACAGCGCGCGCGCCTCTTCGATCGGCACGTCGCGGCGGATATGGAAGACGCGGCGGGTGTCCACCAGATTGCGCTTGCGCGCGCCGCTGTCCCAGCCCATTTCGAGCGGGTCGATGCGGTCGATCTTGGGGTCGCCCTCGGGGTTGTCTTCGTAGTCGAGCCGGGTCTCGGTCCAGCCCATGCCGCAAACGACCATGTCGCGGAAGGCGTCCGATTCCTCGTCCTCGGCGTCGCACTGCTGGCGAAACCACTTCGCGGCCGATGTCAGCAGCTCGTTCTTCTTCACCACGCCCTGCGTGCGCGGCAGAAACTGGACCTCTTGCCGGTTCGCGACCTCCTGGCCCGCGACGCTATCGACGGTCGTCCCGATGCGGTTGAAAATGACGATCGGCCGCTTGGCATCCTGCAGGATGGCCTTGTCGTCCTCGCTCAGCTGCTCGCCGGCTTCGAAGTCGAAATCCTCACGCGCCTCGCGGCGCCAGTTGACCTGGCCCTTGCTGTTGTAGTCGAGCTTGATCCAGCCCTTGAGCTTGGAGAACAGCGCGTCGGCGTCCGAGGGCGTTTCCGCTGCCTTGTCGCTGCCGCCGCCGTAGCCGTCCGCGTCGTTCAACATTCAGCAAATCCCAATGATAGGGATCGATGGTAACACCGGCGCGGAAATGAATTTCGTTTCACGTGAAATTACACGCTCTGCCACGAGCCGCCGCCGCGCGAGCGCAATCGCGAATAGGGCACGTGAGCCGTCGGCGCATACGGCGCCTCGTAGCAGATCGCCATGAGGCCAAAGCTGTCCGCGGCGTGCGAGCTCCAGTCGTGGTCGGGCCCAAGACCGATATTGCGGGTTTCGTCCTTCTTCTCGTGATAGTACCCGAGCGCATTGAGGCCGCCCTCGACGGCCGGCGTCTCGGAGAACCAGCAGAACGGGAAGACGCGCCTGGTCGCCTCCACGCGCATCATGGCCGCGCCGGCGCCCTGGTTGGGGATCGGCTCGGGGCAGTCGAAGCCAGCCTCGCGCCAATGATCGACATAGCGCTTGCCGGTGATGGCGTTGGCGTTGGTGCCGTCATGCGGCAGCTGGATCACCGCGCGCTCGAATTTCCGGGACCGGAGCTCGTTGACGTAATATTCCAGTGGCTGGCCGAGGCCTTCGATGTAGTCGAGCACGCGGATCTGCGGGCCCACCCACTGCGTGACCCACAGGGACATAGCGTCAGCCTTCGCGCCTGCGCCGCCGATATCCACAAAGATTTTGATCGGGAGCAGCGGATCAGCCGGGATGACGCCGCGGCCTATGCGCCCCTGGGCTCGCGCCTCAATGATCTGCTTGGCAAAATAGGCCCCCTCGAATGCGCGCGCATAGCCGCCCTCGTAGGTGTGATCGTAGCGCTCCGGATAGAGCTTGAGCTCGGTGAGGCGCTCCTCTTCGGCGCTCTCATTCCAGAAAGGATTATCTCGCCAATTTGCCTGGACGACGACAGAACCGCTAGGAGGGCCGTTCGGGCCTCGGAAGAAATCATCCACAGCATCGTTTTTCCGCGTCGGATTCCAGCTCGCCCAAATCTCAGACCCCGGCCAGCGGTGGATGGTTGCGCGGAGCAAGGACAGCGAACGAGCGGAGAAAGCCTGCCCTTCATCGATCCAAGCGCGCCGAAATCGCTCGAGCGACTTCACGGATTCGGCGGTATAGTCGCGCATGCCCTTGAAGATGATGATGCCGTCCTTCGGCGTCTCGATCACATCTCGGAAGACCTTGAAGCCATCAGCCTCGCTCAGGCCGTGCTTCGCAAGCTTGTCCTCGATGATCATCTTTGAGCTTTGCGTGAGATCCTTCTGGATTTCGCGGAGGCAGACCATGCGGAGCCCCTCGCCGAAATCTCCGGGGAACCTCACAGCCTCATCTATCGCGAGCTCGCCGAAGAAATGAGTCTTGCCGGAGCCGCGGCCGCCATGCACGGCCTTGTATCGCGCCGGCGCAAGGAGCGGGACAAAGACGCGAGGCGTTTGGATGCGGAGCGCTTTCAATGGTAATGCCCGACGTGCCAGCCACCGCAGAATTTGCAAGCGTAAGGCTCGATATTCTCCTCGCCTTGGGCGCAGCGGAGACGATTAGCCTTGGCCTGGGCGGCCTCCCTGGTGACGTGGCGCACCTTGGATAGACAGGAGCGGTCCATGAACAGGCGACGGCTCAGGGCCTCGCCTTCGAGCTTCTGCATGGGTCACGCTCCAGCCAGAAACGCCGCGCGGCGGCCGCGCATATCCTCGACGGCGGGGATTTCCCCGGCCATCATGGCGCGCAGCTTGGCCTTATCCTCGCGAGACAGCGCCCAGCCGCCATAGCCCCACTCGGTGCGAACCTCGATGCCTACCTTGCGGAGCGCGCGCTTGACCTTCACCATTTGCACATCGATCAGCTTGGGTTCTGGGTGGTCGCATTCCGGCCGGTTGCCGAACAGGACGGTGAGCAGCGCGTCGCGGGTCGCAACGGCCCGCTTCATCATGAAGCCGACGATCTCGCATTGCTGCGGCGTGGCATCCAGGACAGTGAGCAGCCTTGACACGTCATCGTTCCCGACGCCCAAGAGGGCTTCGAGCTCGGCCAATCGGGTACGCAACGCCTCCTGCTCTGCCTCGGTCATTCAGGCCCCCGCCCGGTTGTCAGTCCTGTTTCGGCGCGTCCACGATGACGCGCTCGATCTTGGTGATGCTCTGCTGGATCGGGCCGCCGTCGGCGCCGGTGTGCTCCTGCACGATCTTGTCCCCGAACACCTTGGGGAGGGCCTTGGAGAGCAGCCACTTGCGGGTATCGACACGGAGCCGAGAGCGGGCGATCACGTCATGGTTGACGGCCTCCTGCCCCTCCTCGGTCTTGTAGGTGTCATTGGTCCCGTCGTCGGCGATCTCGAGGGTTTCGTCGGCCATCGCCATGTAGCCGATCTCCCTCGCTTGCGTGTATTGCGCGAAAAAGCCCTCTCGGTCGGTCAGCGCCCACGTCCTGACAGTGCTTTCGGGAGGCATGGCTTCGTCGCGGCAGATGGCGCGCAGGGTCTCCCCCGCCGCGAGGCGGGCGCAGATAGCTCCGGCGAGTTCCGGGGTATAGTCGGATGGACGGCCCATCAGGCGGGGTCGCTTTCCGGCGCAGAGTATTCGCCCATGATGAATTTTCGCGTCGGCTCATGGTCCATTGCAGGGCCACCGCGCCGGGGCGAACATGAAGCGGCCATGGCTTTGACGGCCTGTATGAGAGCACTGGGCCCCTTCGCCTCGAACTCGGCCTTCTGCTCCTGGCGCTCCAGCACGCGCTTGATCGCCTTGAACTCGTGGATGATCGCCATGGCTCAGAGCTCGTTCGTGAACTGGCCGACGCTGGCGAGGAGGTCGTCAGCCTCCGCGGCAACCTTGTCGCCCACGGTGTTGAGGGCGGCCGTGGCTTGGTCCATCTTGGCGAAGGCGCTCTGGAGCTTTGCGTGGCCGTCGGCCATGGCTTGCTTGCGCTGGGCCAGCATGTCCTTGAGCGAGGTGGAGACGTGGGCGGCGCCGGTGATGCTCATTGGGGCGTCCTTGGGTTTGTCTGGGATCAGCGCGACCGACGGGAGACGGAGCGCGTTGCGGATGGCTGTCTCGATCTCATCGTCCGAGGCGAACGCGGTCGTGGATGCGATGTGATCGCCGATCGTGAACACCTGCCGGCCATTCGCGAGCTGCATCGTCAGCCCTTCGATGCCGGGGATGTCGGCCATGCGGGATTTGAGATCGAACAGGGACATGGACGTGAGCAAGGCGCTGATTTGGTAAATCCCGCAAACCCGAATTGGCCTATTCTTCGGATTTCTGGGGATATTCCTTCGGCTTGAACGCGAGATCGTAGTGCTCGTAGTGGTGACGCAGCTGATCGGCGCTCGGTGCCTGCGCCTTTCGCTCGACGGGCTTCTCGGGCTCGCCGATACCCCAATTGTCGCCGTACTTCGCCTTCAGCTGAGCCATACTCGGCCGCTCGCCGCGCTCCTCGCGCTCGCGCATCTCGACCTGCTCCTTGATGCGCTTGAGCCGCGCCTCGTTCTCGAGGATCGGGGCATAGACCTCGTGGCAGGCTTCGAACACTTCCTTGACGGTCGGGAGCCAGTCCTTCTTCGAGGGCAATCCGGTGACGGGATGCGTGATTGCCGTGATCACCTCGCGCGGGAAGCGCGCCAGCACGGCCGTAATCGCAGCGACGTAGGTTTGCGGATCGTTGGCGTCACCCGTGCGATAGCAGCCGAGGAGAAGCTTCGCCCGCTGCGCCGCGTAGCTCGTCAGATCCTCCCCGGTCGTCGAAGTCGGCAATGCGCTGGTTGAGGTCGTCAATGGCCTGAATGACTGCGCTTTTTGGCTTTCCATGGCTCGTCACCGTTCTGGTTTGGGCTTCTCGGATTTCGACTTGCGGGAGCGGCGCGGCCTGGCGCGCGTGCTCCTCGGCGATCGCGTTCTCGAAGAACTGGACGCTGGCAACCTGCTTGCCTTGGCGCTTCGCCATGACGGATTTCACCGATGAAACGATGATTTCCGGCTGCCAACCTTGGGATAGCCAGGTCTGCACGCGCATCGGCGCGCCGCACCAGGCCGGAGGCCAGAATGCCGGCGAATGGCCGGACAGCGTGAGCAACTGCTCGGCCAGCGCCAAGGCTTGCGGTCCGACGAGCGGTCGGCGCTCAGCAGCAACAGCAATCTTTTCTGTCTCTGTATCTGTATCTGTATCTGGTCGTTTCTCCGTCACGGGCTGCGTCACGGTGTCGGACCGTGACGCGTCACGCTTCTTGTCACGATATCTTTTGGATCTTGACGCCGCTGTAGGGTCGATGGCGTCAGTCTTGTACTGACGACCGTTCCAATTGTGCGGCACGAAGCCTGTCTCGGTCTTGTCGAGCAGTCCGGCGACATTGAGTTGAGCCAGAACCTGGGCTGCCTTCGCCGGCGGTACGCGCAGCGTGAAAGCCACGTCCTTGAGCGCTGGCAACTCGCCGCCATTCGCCGACGCGATGCACATCACGTTGAACCATGCCCGGAACAGCGCATCCGAGAGCAGCTGAAGCTTCGGATCGTTGACCGCTTCGTTATAGGCGCGCCACCAGTGGTTCACAGCATCCCCAGCGCGTGCATGTAGCTCTCAAGGATGGTCTCGGCTTCGGCGCGCTCGTTCGGATCCTGCTTTCGCATTCGCACGATGGTGCGCAGCGCCTTGACGTCGTAGCCGTTCCCCTTCGACTCCGCGTAGATGTCGCGGATATCAGATGCGATAGCCGCTTTCTCTTCCTCGAGCCGCTCGATGCGCTCGATGACGGAACGAAGTTGGTCCTTCGCGACTTGATGGGTCGCCTCGCTATTGTGACCGATTGTCGGCTCGCTCATGTAGTCTCCCGGCGGTTGATCTGGATTCGCCGGGTACTGGACAATCACAAATCCAGGCGAGTTCGCAGCTGTAGTAGTGGTGGTGCATCGGCGCGTTCGGGATGAGGATCATCCAGCCCGAACGGAAATGATCCTCGATCGCGCGAAACGGCACGATCTTTAAGGCGCGGATGTTCACGCCGCGCGGTTCTCCTTGCGGAGCTGCTTGGTCATGCATTCCTTGAGAAGGGCCTCCAGCTCAATCCGGCGCACGCTGCGGGGCTTCTCCTCCTTCACGAGCGCCTTGAGGCGCGCGATCTTGTGGTGCAGTGGAAGGCGCTTCATGCGATTGCAAACGACGTGGATGGGTGTCATCGCTGGCCTCCCGTGATGGTCTTGATCAGAATCTCCAGATCCTCGGCCAAATCCGGATCTCGCGTCTCGAGGTGCGCCATCTTGCCGACGGCATGCAGAACAGTGGTGTGATCGCGGCTGCCGAACCTGCGCCCAAGTTGCGGAAGGGAATGGGGTGTCAGCTTCTTGCATAGGAACATAGCAATTTGCCGCGGCCTCACGATGTCTGCCGTGCGCCTCTTCGAGAGCATCTCCGATAGCTTGACGCCGTAGTGCTTGCACACGGCCGTCTGGATCTCGCGAATGGACGGGTAGTCGGCGCGCCGAGGCGAGGAGGCAAGAACCACGAACCAGTTGACCGCATCAGGGTTGATCTCCGCGCCGGAGGAGACGACCTCGACCTGAGGCTCGGCGATCAGCGGCGCTTCAAGGGCCGCGACGGGAATGGCGGCCAAGGCCAGCCTTGTCTTGCGGTCGGCGAGCTCGGCCGCCTTGGCGGCGATGCTCTCGCGAAACGCGCGGCTACGCTCGACGGCCTCGCGCTGCGTCTTCGTCAAATCCATGACGTGCATATTCATGACCCTGCCCTTCCCTACTATGCCCGCGGTGATGATGCTGGCGGGCCTATGGAGCGTCTACGGATCGGTGCCGATAAACGGCCCGACTACTTCTTCTGAATGATTTCCGGAGCGATCTCGGCCGCCAAGCGCGCGCGCCGCAGCGACGAACTCATCAATGCGCCCCCGATCCAAATCCGGATTGCTGCCGGCAAGCGCTTCAGCGTG